GAATGACGAGCAAGACAAGCAGTTCCCCGAGATCGCCGACTGGATCGAAACCAACATCCCTGCTGAGGACTAGCCATGAACACAAATCACGATGACCTTGATGGTATGCGCGGGATTCTCTTCCTAGTCGCTCTCTATGTGGTTACGGGTGTTTGGGGGTGGGTGTTGTGATTTACAGAGATCAACTGGAAGCGGTTTATAGGCTGATTGAGAAGCCGGAGAACTGGACGCAGGAGTACGACGCGCGGGACTCGCTTGGCGAAGAAGTCATGTTTGGAAGCTCGGCCGCTTGCTGCTGGTGTCTGTCTGGGGCCTTTGCCAAAGCAGGCCTTGGCCACTCTACCGAAATTGGGCGAACTCTCATGCCTGACTCGGAAGACGAATACGCGTTTGTGCAATTCAACGACACCCACACCCACGCCGAAGTTCTCGCCCTACTAGCTAGCGCGATTGAACGCGCCCCGGTTCGTGAGGTTGCGCCATGAGCCCTTGGCCCGGAGCATTTGCGACTGTGCTGGTCCTATTCCTTCTCTTCACCCTCGTTTGCGTGTGTGTCCAGAAATGGCGCTCTCGCCAAACAGAAGCAGATGAAATCGTGGGAGATGTAATCCGAATCCCAGATGAATACTCAGAGCGGCTTCGGCGCTTTAACCAGGCTGATGCAGATTACTACGGAGAGATACATGAAAACGTTTAGCAAGGCGGAGATCAGGGGGGCGATTCTTTCAACGGCAAAGCTGTTTGAGGAGAAGCCGGACCTGTGGAATTGGAGTAACACACAAGTTCCTGATTGCGGCACCCCTGGTTGCGCGCTTGGATACATCGGCACCGCGCTCGAAATACCGGCCGGAAAAGCGGTGGTCTGGGTCGAGGAGGTGCTCGGATACAAGGACATATTTTCCGTTCAAAGCAAGTTCTACGCGGACATGAACGACGCATCGAGAGACTACGGCTGGAACTTGTCGGCCAGCGGGGCCTCAAAAGCCCTCCGCGCCTACGCCGACAAATACTTCCCCGAAGTAGCTAGACCCATTATCCCCGAATCCCACCAGATCGTGAAATGGGAGTCGGTAGTTTGGCGTCCTGCGGCTTTGCGTGAATCAGCATGACCCTCCTCCACCAAGCCAAGCGCCTCTACATGAGACTAGTCGTGAGAGTGCAGCGTCGGGAACGGGCAAGGATGAAGCGCCAATTGCAGGAACGCACGCTGATTCGAGACAAGCGCTTGGATCATTTTGAGATGGCGAAGAAATCGCGCTTTTGAATTACCGAATGGAGAACGACAATGATCAAACTAGAAGACTTTGCCAGCGAACTCGTGGCCGGTAACAACTTCGTGAAGGCTGGCTTCGGAGGTTTCGCGGGCGCTGGTAAATCCAGGACTGCGGCCGAGTTCGTGATCGGGGCCTACAAGGATCTGGGTTACACCAAGCCTTGCCTGATCATCGACAACGAGAAAGGCTCGCGCTTCCTCATCCCCCAGTTCCGCAATGCTGGCGTTCATGCCTTGCTCAAGGAGACCACGAACCTCGCGGACATCCTCACCGCCTTCGACCTCATGCGAAACGGCGAGATCAGCTTCATCTTCATCGACTCACTCACGAAGGTCTATTACCGATACGTGCGTGACTACATGGAGAAGAACAATCGCAAGTTTATGGAGCTTCAGGACTGGGGAAAGATTTTACCAAAGTGGCAGGAGATTTTCTCCGACGCTTTCGTGCAGGCGCAGGGATCAATCGTGTTCACCGGTCGCGGCGGATATTCCTACGAGAAGGAAGAAGACGAGACCGACGAGCGCACTGGCAAGGTGAAGAAGGGCCAGTTCGTGAAGTCCGGCGTGAAGATGAAGTTAGCCGGTGAAACTCCCTTCGAGCCTGACATGAACATCTGGATGGAGCAGAAGCAGGAAGTCACGCAAGACGGATTGAAGGTCTGGCGTGAAGCGCAGGTCATGAAGGATCGCTCAGGCTTGATCGACGGCAAGACGTTCATCAATCCGACCTACGCCGACCTTTCCCCCTTCGTGCGCTACCTGATCGACGCCCCCGCTGGATCAGTGCAGGGCGAGTCATCCCACGAAAACCTCGCTCCCGGCGAGAACTACGAATCCTTCGAGCGCAAGCGCAAGCGTGAAATCGCGCTCGAGGAAATCCAGGAAGAGATCGTCAAGCTATATCCAAGCATGTCGAAGGAAGACAAGCAGGCCAAGGCCGAGCTTGTTGAAAAGCTGTTCAACACGCGGTCGTGGATCGCCGTGGAGAACAAGCCGCTTGCAGAGCTTGAGAAGGCGCGCAATACGCTCTGGCTGGAATCGCGCGGCCATGCCTACGGTGTGAAACCTCCGGTTCTCGTGGCCGTGGATGAACCCAAGACGGAGGTTGCGGCGTAATGGGCGCCCGCCTCAACCGCATCGACCCGAAAGACTTCGTAGCAACCCCGGTCGTCTTCGTGGACTCGCGTGGAGTGGAGTTCACGAAGATGCCGGGGAGGTCGCGAAAAGTGCCCGCGAAATTGCGGAAGTACCTCTACGAACTGGATAGGACTGTTCGCGAGACCAAGATGGAAATTCGCAAGGTGCTAGCTGATTGCGGGGTATCGGATGCGAACTGGCAAAGCTCGCTGGCGAGGATTCGGCGGGAGCGTGGGCGATGATCACCGACGAACGCGCCGAGTCAGCCTTTGAATTCCTTCGCGACACCGTGAATGGAATTGGAGCCGCAAAAGGCCGATTGGAGCGCGCCGAGATCATGCGCAAGCGTGTGCGTAAGCGCGTGTTCCTGGCTTCAACTGGAACCGTTGCGGAGCGTGATGCTTTAGCCGAATGCGCTCCCGAAGCCGAAAAGGCAGACGACGAGTACATCGAGGCGATTACGGAATACGAGAGTCTGAGGGCGCGACGCGATATCGAAGGCATCGCCTTGGATGTGTGGCGCACCGAGGCGGCTAACAGGAGGCGGGCGTGAAAGTCCGCGCCACTAAGCCCGAGAAGGCCCGCATGGGCATTGTGAAGATGATCAAGTGCGTTGCTTGCTGGGGCCAACCGTTGGTGTGTGGGAAAACCGAAGTCCACCACCTGAACAAGTTTGGCCGCGCTGGTCAGAAGCGACGCGGGCATCTCTACACAATTCCTCTCGGCGAGTGGCACCACCAAGGAATCCCACTTCCAGGCCACACCACCTGCGAGATGCGAATGATCTACGGCCCTTCGTTGAAGCTCGAGTCGAAAGCCTTTCGAGCGACCTATGGCAGCGATGATTTTTTGCTGGCGAAGGTGAATGAGAAGCTAGCTTTGGAAGTCGCCTAACTATGTCAACTACGCATATTCACGATTAAGGAACATCGACCATGAGAGTCAACATCTACAGCCAGGAACTCGCAAACGAGTGGGAACTGGTCAAGCAAAAGAGCAACACCGGCGTCACGTATCACGCGGTGCGAATGCTCCTGCACTCGTCGCCGCTGCTTCACCACCCGCCGCAGGACGATGACCGCAGCGCCGTGACCATCTGGCTTCCAAAGTCTCGCGAGCGTCGCCAGCGTCTTGCGGACACGCTGCGAAGCATGGCGACGGCCGTACTCAACGCCCCGGCCGAGACCGGGCTGGACTGAAAAATAGTCAATCTTGAGGTAACTCGACGTGGAAAACCCCCTAGCAAAGCTGTTGGAGCGACTGAAAGAGAGTCGATATGCGCTCTCTGTCACCTTGACCGGCGAGGAACGCCGCGCACAGCCGGAGCCGACCTACGGCGGAAAAGGCACGGCGCGCTGGCTCACCGACGAAGAACGCACGGGACTCATCGCAGCGCTCGAAGACGCTTGCCGTTCGGTCGAGTCCAAGCGCGAGCCCATCGTTCCGCAATGGTGCCCGTACTGCCACGAGCCCCACGGCGTGCAGACCGTGCTCCCGATTGGCGTCGCGGTGCCAGTCATTCCTGCTGCAAAATAATCAGGAATCCGTTACATGAAGAAACAAACTTGGCGTGAGTGGGTGATCGTCTGTGAGGGTGTTGGCCCCATCAGTGGCACCAATAGCAGCATGCGCGGTGTCGTTGCTCTGATGAAGCGCCAAAAGTGGCCGGACAACGATCTCTACCAAGTGCGGCGAGTTCGGCTGACGCTCGATCCAGAGCGCCGACGCGCCACCAAATAACCAGGACACCCAATGACCAACAAACACTATATTCGAGGGCTGAAGGCGGCGCTGAAGCAGGTACGCCGCAAGCCCGCGTTGAAATCGGCCAAGAGCATCAACGAGCACGCGGACATGGCGGGGATGGATTCCGCCGAGGTATTCGCAGAGGCGTGCGCTGAATTGCAGCACGACATTGACCAACGAATCTGCCGGCTGATTCTGGCCGAGACAGATAAGGACACCCCATGACCACCCCAGCCGCCAAGCTCTCTAAGGAACAGTTAGACGAGATTCGCGCGAGAGATGCCGCCGATGAGCGCTCGCACAAGCAACTAAGCGCGCACGACCGCCGCGCCCTGCTTCGCCACATCGACGCCCTGACCCACGTGGACGAACTGCGCGAGGGGCCGTCAGTGATCGGTGGTCACCCAGCGCCTATGCCGAAGTTCCCCACGCCAAACGAATACCGACAGATGTACAAGCGCGCGTATGTCGCTTGCTTCGTTGCTGTCGGATTGGATGAAGAAACTCCGGCGCAGTGGTTTGAGGATCTCAACTTCGACGACTTGAAGGACACAACGCCAGAAGAAGCGGCCAACGACGAAATGGAGTATTGGGACAATGATTAATAACGATTTGCTAAATCGCTTGGATTGGATGGTGAATCGACCGCGTAGAGATAACAGCGAGACTGTGCCCATCGCCGCGTCGGTGGTTCGCGAATGCATCGCCGCCCTCTCTGCTGCAAAGCCAGTCGATCCCGTAGAGCGGGAGATAGAGCCGTCATGTACAGAGTTCCAGTCTCGCGTTCAACCGTGGATGCTCAAATGCTTCGGTGCGGAGATCAGCCGCGATTACTCCGAGCGCTGCCACAGATTCTTGGAGGAAGCGCTTGAGCTTGTTCAGGCTGGCGGAACCACAGCCGACGAAGCCCACCAGTTGGTGGACTACGTTTACGGCAGGCCTGTTGGCGAGCTTCATCAAGAAGTCGGCGGCGTGATGGTGACGCTCGCGGCGCTGTGCCTTGCGTTCGGCAGCAACATGCATGAATGCGGTGAAGTGGAACTGGCACGCATCTGGACCAAAATCGATGTGATCCGCGCGAAGCAGGCAGCAAAGCCAAAGCATTCGCCCCTCCCCGCTCCTTTCGCTATCAGGGCTGGAGAGAAACATGAGTAAGATTCCGCGATTCATATCCAAGCAAGTCGGCGGCGCGCAGGTATTCCGCGTGCTGCATCGGTCAGCGCTCAGGGATGCCGTGAAAGCCCTGAACAACGCACGCATGGGCTGCGCGTACTCACCGGCATATAAGGCGATTTTGAAAGCCGACGCCGCCCTGAAAGAAGCTATTGAGGCTGCGCGCCCGGTCAACTGGGAAAAGAAAAAGGTGCATCTATGACCGCCATAGCAGACGAGGCGAAGTGTGAGTGTGTCGATTGCAAAGGCACTGGCAAGTTCGGGCGCGTGTCAGATTGCTACACATGCAACGGCACCGGCAAGCAGCCCGCGCCTGTGGCGAAGTGCGATCAGATGTGCCCGCTTTGCGACTGGGTTTTGCCAATCGACTATCACTGGGGTTCGCTCCGAGAACACATGGCAACGCACACTGCGCTTGAGGTTTTGGACGCGAAACTGTGGACGCTTCCTTGCAAGCATCCCCAGCCCACAGAGACGGGGCTATCCGTAAAGCGTTGGACTTGGACCGAGCGAGGGATGGAAGACTACGGCGATGGCTGGTATGTCCAGGCGCACGAGTTCGACGAGCTGTTCAAGCGGTTTCAATTAGCTCTGTTGGAACGCAATCTCGCTAATGATGCCCTATCGCAGCGAGAGGCAAGGATTGCGGAGCTGGAGCGCGATGCTTCGCGATGGAGGCTGGTTGAGTCTCGCCGGTACGAAGTATATGCCTACGTAGAGAAGTGGGGCGGTTTGCGCCGAGAGCGTCAAACTACAGAATCAATCGACGCCGAGATCGCCGCCCTAGCTGGAGAGCAACGTGAGTGAGTTAGAGATGGACGATTCAAAGCACGACGCTCGCTGCGTTTGGCATTCTAACAAGAAGCGCGGTATTCCTGCATTTGACTGCAACTGCGGCGCGCACAGGCGAAAGCGCGAACAGACTGAGAAGTTGCGAGCCGAATACCAGCGGCTATTGAACAATCTCGACAAAGCCCCGCCAGAGAGTCTTGGCCTCGTTGTTGTTGCCGAAGCGCGGCCGATACCAGATCCAAAAGACGCCCTCATCGCAGAGCTGCGAAGGGAGGTGGAGGAGGCGCGCAACAACTTCAATAAAGAATTCTTCGCTCTGCGTGCCGCGTTGCGTGACTGGCCTAAGTTGCCGCCTGCGTATGTGCTCAAGTGGTTGGACGGTGATTTTTCGAAGGACTGGGGGCGCGGAAAAGAAATTCAGCGCGAGCTTGGTTTCGAAGTAATCCCACCGGTTTGCGAGTGCGAGACCGGCGCCGGCATGTGGGATCGCATCACCAACGGCGCTTGGCGCGAACCAGACTCCGCCCTACAGCAAGAGAGGGGGAAGTAGGTGTTTCTGACAGTCGAACAAGCCGCAAGGCAGCTCCACTGCAACGTGGACACTATTCGCCGCAAGGCCGCTGAGGGTAGCATCCCGGCCCGAAAGGTTGGACGGCGGTGGCTGTTCCATCCTGATCTACTCGACAAGTACATGAGAAACGAATGGCACTCTTTAAGCGAACGCCCGGGGGCCCCTGGTGGGTCAGATTCAGAGTACGCCGTAAAACTATTCGCAAAAGCTCCTTCACATTCGACAGAGAAGAAGCCGAAGAATTCGAAAACTCGCTTCGCAAACGGTACTGGCGGCAGGCGCAACTAGGTGAGGCTGTCTACACATGGAAGGAGGCTGTCACGCGCTACAAGAAAGAGGCGGCGTGGCGAGCATCCACAAGGGCGACGAATGAATTTTCCCTCACATTTTTCGAACGTCTCAATCCGATTGCAATTGCAGCTATCACCGCCGACGTTACTAGGGCCGCCCGTACTTTTGTTGAGCAGACCCAAACCCCGGCATCCGCAAACCGAATCATGGCAGTTATGCGAGGAGTGCTTCGCGCTTGTGTCAAATGGGAGTGGCTCAAGCACGCACCTCCTGTACCGATGGCACACATACAGCAGGCCGAAATTACGCCGCTTGACGGTGAGCAGTGCTCGCGGCTTCTCGCCCAACTCCCCGAGCACCTGAAAGCGCCCGTGCTCTTCTCCGTTCTCACTGGCCTCCGCATGTCCAATACACGCGATCTGACGTGGGACAGAGTGGATCTCGAGGAAGGCCACGTAACGATTCCTGCGAGTCAGTACAAGACGAAGCGAGACCAGCGCTTCCCACTATCTACCCAAGCAGCAGCGTTGCTGTCAGGGCTTCCACATCGCGAAGGACGGGTGTTTCTCTATGTGCCAAGAACCAAGAAAGGACAGCCCCCAAAGCCAGCTCGACCAATCACGGGGAAGCTGGGAGCAAGGGCCTTTAGGAAAGCTCGCAAGCGCGCAGGGCTGGATGGGCTCCGATGGCATGATCTACGGCACACCTTCGCGTCTTGGGTTGCTCAGAGCGGCGCAAGCGACAGGGTTCTTCAGGCTCTCGGAGGCTGGACCAGCCCCAAGATGGTCGCGAGATACGCCCACCTGAAGCCCTCTGACCTGCGTCCATACGTCGATTTCGCAGGCACGTTCGCGGTCACTGGACAGAAACACAGCAAGGGCAAAAGAGCGAAAAAGCCTGTAAAATTGGTGCCCTCTATCTGATTCGAACAGATGACCCCTTCATTACGAATGATATCGCTCACCCAATGACCTTACCACGAATGCTTGTTTTCCCGATGTTTTTCGCACGTCAACTGATCGTATCCACAGTTGGTAAGCGTTCAAAACGAGATGCGCCGGTACATATGTGGTCACAGCCATGAGCGACTGGATCAAGGTCGAGGACCGCATGCCAGAGCGCGGCAAGGAAGTCGTTGTTTACAACGCGGGGTTTGTGATGTCTGCCTATGTTCGCAGTACAGAGTATTTCAAGAAGCCGGTCACGCCATGGATGTCGAACAACCGCCCCCTGTATCACGTCACCCACTGGATGCCGCTCCCTGAGCCACCCAAACCGTGAACCAGCTAACACATTCGCTGAGTCGCTTACCTAAGGGTGGGAGTAATGACCCTTCTCGCAGCACATCTATCTATCTAGAACAACAACAAGGATCTCTTATGCACCCCACCGAAGCCGATCAAGCCCAATTTTGGGACGAGTGGAACGCGAAAAACAGGCATTTGCAGTTGATGGAGCCGTTTATGGGGCGGCAGATGGATGTGGCCGTGGGGTGGGTGAATGCCCTGCCCATGCTCATGATGTCGCACAGGCGCATCCTGGAGATCGGCTGTGGAACCGGCTGGCTAGCTTCTCGCCTTCAAGAATTTGGCGATGTGACTGCGATGGATCTTTCACCAGAAGCGATTGAAGTCGCGAAGGCTCGAGATCCAAGGGTGAAGTTCCTTGCGGGTAACTTTGCGACGATGTCCTTTGAGGGACCATTTTCCTACGTCGTCAGTGCAGACGTAATCGCCCACGTAGAGGATCAACAAGCCTTTGTGGATAAGGTCGCAGACCTCATGTCCCCCGGGGGAATATTCGTGCTGATGACGCAGAATCCGTTTGTGTGGAATCGAACGTCTAGCCTGAACGCGAAAGGGTCGGGTCAAATACGAAACTGGCCCTCACGTTCCCAGCTCTTGAAGCTGCTCAAACCCGCGTTCAACATCCGCCATCAGTCCTCTATTGTACCGCAAGGGGATAAAGGTATCTTGAAATTGGCGAACAGCTACAAGGTCAACAAGATCATGGGTGGGTTGTTAGGCGAGAAGTGGGTAGCGCTGAAAGAGCGCTGCTTTTTGGGAAGGGAGTTGGTGATTGTGGGGGAGAGAAAGTGAGCGAGTGGCAACCGATTGAGACGGCGCCGAAGGATGGAACGACGGTGCTCTTGTGGCAGCCAGCGAAAGTATCTGCGTGGTGCAAGGAGGGCGGCTACCTGCATCTAAGTCGGTGGTACGTCCACTATGAGAACGGCGCACCAAGCAAGTATCGCGAGCCCGAGTGGTACCAGAACGATATGAGCGGCGGCTTTGGTGGCTACTGCGGGCCGCTGACCCCTACTCACTGGATGCCGATGCCCCCGCCCCCGGCTCTAGGCTAATGCCGTCTTTGATTGTGGAGGAGAGATAGGGATGCCCAAGAAATTCAGCCACTACGATTTGATTTACGCGCTTGATAACGCGGCTGAGTTCTTGGAGAACGAGCAATGGCCGGAAGACGACGGCGGCGCGCAGGAGGCGGCTAACCGCGAGGCTGCCAAGATGATTCGAGCGGCGGCCAACAAGGTCGCGAGAAATGCCGGGCTCGGCGAGATCAAGCCGGCGGCCGCTGCAACTACCTAGCTAGCTTATCATCCCTCGCCAGCGCATCGTTGTAGATTTCGTTGTGCAGCTTGCACATCTTGCAGTTGGTTGAGTTCGTCGCCAGCCCTTGCAGCGTCTGTCGCAATAGCTCTATGCGCTTCTTGTCGTTGGAGTAGTCCAACATCTCGCGCGCGATCTGCGCTTTCATGAGAAGCGGGCTCATATCCCATTCCGTTGCCGCCAGCGGTTGAATTGCTCTCTCGACAAACAGATTGACTTGCTTCCGTCTGACACCCATACGTGGCATGGATGCACGTTAGGCTTTGGATAGGCGTCGCGGATGCCTGTTTGGCAGCCGGGTAAAATCAATACCACAAGCAAACAAGTGGCTAGGATCGTCAGGAACAGCTTGAAGTGGGGGCTCATAGATATTTACCCATCAGGTAATCGAGTGAGACCACCATCGGGCTGAAGCACCCGTCATTCACTTCGTGAAGCATCAACACGCCGTGCCAGTGGTCTTGGCCTTGTGGCGTTAGATAGGTCTCTTGATGCTGGTAGAACGAACCAGCCTGGATGCCCCATTGAAGGCGACCAGAGAACGGCAGGCAGGCGATATCGAAGCCCTGTACGTGGCCCGCAACGCAACTGCGCCCTTCCCTGCGAAGCTGGGCTAACGCATTGGGAGCGCCGTTCCTGTCCTGCATGACCTTCCCGCTGGCGGATCTTGGGAAGTAGTGGCAGTACGAAACCCCATCGATCACGACGGGCTTTAGGAACTGGTGAGCCTCAACGCCAAACGCTTCTAGCTGTAGATCATGTATCCCAATGGTCCCATCTAGGATGGAGTGTTCCTCCACGCACCGATTGACGCGGTTCTCGTGGTTGCCAAGGGTCATTACGATGCGGGGGTTGTAGCGCTTCTGCTTGCGTATTGGAGCTAGAAATCGCTCCATGCCAGCTTTGCCAGCTTCTACGTCAAGTCTGTACCTGCGCCCCTCAAACGACTTCTTCCCCTTGTCGTAGCTAGATAGGCTGGGGAAGTCCCACCAATCGCCAGCAAGGATGATGGTGTCGGGACGCTTCTCGGCTGCATAGTTGCCAGCCGCTTCGAGATGTTCTAACGGCACTCCTAACTTAATTTGGGTGTCCGGGATGTAGAGATGCTTTGATCCTGCTGGGTTTTTTGGTCTCGTTTTCGACTTAGCTGCTACCCACCTTTTGACTTGTGTCACGGCCTCGATCTGGCCACGAAGATCGTCTATCGTGGCTTGTAGTTCGGGTAGCGAGACTCCGCCGGCGAGCGGCGGCAATGAGGCAGACGTTGCTGGTGTATGCGAGTAGCCGGCCAGATGAAGCCTGCTCCCGAGCGTGGCCCTGTTTACTCCAAGAGCATTTGCGGCGAGCGTGATAGATCCGTATCGCTGAACAGCCGCAATGGCCTGTTTCTTCAGCGCTTCAGAGAGCGGGCGGGTTGGCATTACAGCTTCGGATGCGCCAGCCGCACCCTCATAAGTGCATTCGCCAGACCATCTACTAGAGCCTCGTCGTCAGCTAATCCACTTCTGCCAAGCTCGCGAAAGGCCGCGTGGAAGAACTCATGCCACAGCGTCGCGCGAAGTAGTTCGGGATTCGTGGGATTTGCATACACCGCGATTTCTCGCTTGGTGTAATCGCAATACCCGTTTACCGTTCGCCCATCTACCTCTGGATACTTCGCCGTGAACTTCACTGTATAATCAGCGAAGACAACGGGAAGCTCGATGGACTTCACGGCTATCTAGCCTTGATCCAGCCCATCAGGGCATTGCACTGAGCAGCTACTTCGTTGGCCCTGTCGGCTTCTGCGTAGAGGCTGGGGCCGATGTCTGGACCTGCGTCGCCGAATCTGTCGGCATTCCCGTAACCAGGATGGAATCCAGCCGCGTCCTGAAGTCCGTTGGCGCTTCCCGCATCAACTCCGCTGGGGGCTGGGGCGGAGGCGGGCACGTAGCCTGTGGGGCTGCGGCACAGCCGTACAGACCTAACAGGGGTATCAGCTTTAGCAGCCTGAAGCTCTTTGACGGTGCGTTGAAACTCATTGGTGGCCTCTGTGGCTATCTTCCGTTCGTGGGCTTGGGCGGTCTTGAGCGCTTCGTAATCAGCCTTGGTCTGTTTGAGTTCAACGCGGGCAGCATTCAGCCGCTTGACGTTGTAGTGGTCCTTCCACAGCAAGCCGCAGATGACGACAACCACGGCCAGCACTCCAACCAGCTTCCATGGGATCGGGAAGGGGATCACGCTTCGTCCTTCGTGTTCTTCACGACCCACGCGAGCACGGCAACCACGCCGCCGATGGCCGTGTTGATGCCCCACATCGCGAGCGGTGGAATGGGGAGTTGCGCAAGCGTGAGCGCCCCCTGGATCTGCGTGAAGATGACCAGCAGAAGGCCGGCGGAGCGCTGGGGGTGCTTCTTGATCCAGGCAATCACGGGTACTTGCTCCACGGAAGCTGCCAATGCGGCATATCCACGAATGTTTGCCAGTCGCCTCCCCACTCCAGTGGGACGCCTAAAGCAACCGCCGCCGAATGCATCGCGTCCACGATGGGGTAGAAGTGCTGACGCTCCCAAGACATCTCTAATTTTCCGTCGCCGTCGAGATCAACGAGCGGCGCGAGATCCACCGCATGCCCCGTGAGATGCCGGGAGTTCATGGTCTTGGTCTTGACCTGCTCGAACAGTTCTTTCTGTCGCTCGAGGCTGCGAAGCCCTTCCACCACAACGAAATCAACGCTGCTGACCGCAAGTGCCGCATGAACGACGCGAACGAGAGCAGGGTGAACGCCGTTAAGTCGCTCAAGTGATTTGGCGGAGAACTGGAATCTCACTCTTCGTCCCTTCGAAGACTCCGCCACTTCTCAATACTTGCTAGAACGTAGTAGGTGAGCGTTGCTAGACCTACACAAACCGCAATTCCCGCCGCTACAACCCGAAGGTACGCTTCAAGGCTTTCCACAAATGCCGCTCCAGTTGAGACTCCAGTTGTTACAGCGCCTAAACGGGCTGCGGCCTCGGTCCTTATGAAGCTCATATGCGTCCTGTAGTCCTTGTCAGGGGGTAGTTCGTCGTAGGGGATCATTTTGTGAAGCAACCCCTAGCTAGTGCGGTGCGGCGGCTGTTAGATTCGCCGGAATGAAGAGAACATTGTTGGTAGCCCTGCTCCTTGCTGGGTGTGGTAGTGGCGATAGCAGGGGAACCCCTGCTCCAGTCCTCGTCGCCAAGCTCGATGTGGGTTCCATCGTGTTCATGGGCGATTCCATCATCCAGCTTTGGCCGCTCGATGAATTCCTGTCTGGCGCGGTGAATGCCGGTGCGAGCGGTGAAGATTCGTGGCAGATGCGCGACCGATTCCAAAAGGACGTGATCGAGCGCAAGCCGCGCACCGTCGTTATCCTTGCTGGAACGAACGACATCCGCGACCGGGACAGCGCCGACCCCGAGCACCTTTTCGCTATGGTGAAGCTCGCGCGCGAAGCAGGAATTCGCGTCATCGTTGGCACGGTGCCGCCGATGGACATCAACATGGGCGCGTACCCCGAGGTCGAAAAGCAGCTCGTCATCGTGCTCAACGACAAGATCAGAAAGGGCGCGGTCGAGCATGGATACGCAGTCGCCGACTACTTCCCGGCGTTCCTCTTGGACGGCAGCATGAATACCGCGCTCTACGCCGACGCATTTCTGCACCCCAACAAGGCCGGGTATGAAGCAATGTGGGCGAAGCTCGAGCCGCTGCTGCATTAGGCGATCCTCTCTACAGAGAGGAAGCTGTCAGAGGCTGAGTCACCGAAAACCGGAGTAGTTCCAGTGATCGTAGCCCGAAGTTTCACGGTATCCGTGGCCGACAAAATGATGTCGTGATCGACGGATATCTGTAGCTTCGTGGTGCTGTTGATGGTCGGGAAAAACAGGCTTCCACCTACCGATGCGCCGTTCTTCTGTACCTCGATAAAGCTAGCCGTAGCGTCCATGCCCGTTCCACCAAAGAGGCAGTTGGCGCGAACGCGGTAGATTCCGCCCTGAGCCGCTGGAATCGTGGTGATGCCGGTCGCGTTGTTGTAAGCGGCCCTGCGGTCAAAGGCTTCAGACGGGAAGATCAGGTCTGCTGGGGTGGCCGTGGTTAACGACTGCGTCCCACCACCACCCGTACGAGCTGCATACACGTGCATGTCGGACACGTCGTTGATGACAAGACCGTCTATCGTATCGACAGCGCCAGGACCCCAGCAGTTTTCAATGATCAGCTCATCGTGGCCGTTGTTCGTTCCCGGTTGACGAGAAGTGCCAGTTCCCCCAGCAGGCATCCACATGTTGTGGATCTTGTTGAGACCAGAACTTGCGCCCTTGTAGTTGTAGATAGGGCAATCGAGAATTCCGCCATTGATGTCAATGCCTTTACTCTCATCGAGGAAAATACCCCCCTCGTAGAAGTGGCATCCGGTAAGAGTCTGGCCGTTGGTTACGTTGTCGCAATGCAGATTGAAATCTGAATTGTGGTTCACGTTCATGCCCGTGATGATTCCGTGGGCATGGTTCGTCCCGGGGCCGATCATCAATCCAACTACGTTGTCGGTAGCGCTTCCGCCAATGCTGTTTGTATTTCCAGCAGCATAGAGAAGGCCAACATTGCAGCGAGAAGCGTGTGGGGATATGACCGTGATGTACTCAGCACCAGTACCGGCTTGGATCTCCATTCCTCGGTAGCAGGCATACGCTTGCGGAGCGTGGATGATTCCGTGTTCTGCACGATCGGAAGTGCTCGAGCCGGGCTGTACGAGAATGCCCCAGCCCTTGATGTTCTTCGCGATAGGTCCATCGACGTAAAACCGCTCAGAGTCGATGATCTTGAGCGCAGCTCCCGTGCCGGAGGTTGCGCCAGCGGCGCCGTTGTCCCCGGTTACAGTCCACACTCCACGGATAGACCAATCATCAATACCCGCAGCAACAGTGAATACTTGCGTATTTCCCGCGATGGTGATGTTGGCGCCGTCTAGCTTCCAGTGCTGGTTGTCGCGCAATGGAATCGAATCCGTGACGAAGTAGGTACCGGCTGGCGCGTAGGGGTTGAGGGATACCAACGCCGCGTTCTGAAAGGCGGTGGTTACATCGGTGGTGCCGGGAACTGCGTTCGCGGTGTAGCGCACCACGTTGCCGGGAGCAGCCAGATAATCCACGACGACAGCGCCCGCAGAGATTTCCGCTGCGGTGCGGGGATAGAGCAAAGCCCCCACATCGGACGCGCTGAATCCCAAGGCGGGAATGTTGTCCTCCGTGTAAAGAACAACGCCGTCCGCATCCGCGACGACCAGCTTGTAAGTCGGGTTTACCGCTGGATTGATGTAAACAGCGGGGAATAACCCGGTTGCTAGCGACGGCACCTCAGCGGGGTGTGTGGACGTATATGCGCTTGTGGTGTACGTCACGATGGGCGTCGTGGTTCCGGCTTGGAAAAAGCTGGCCTTCGCACCAGATCGCGGCTCACCATCGCCGTCTGCAATGTACTGACGCGGCAGGACTACTAGAGACATTCAGTTCTCCAAAACGAAAAAACCGCCTCAAGGGCGGTCTAACTAGCTTCTGATTGGATCTATCGAGCTTTGCGTTCTTGTGGAACGGGAGCTGCGACAGCGGGCGGGGCTACTCTGGGCTTTGCTTCCTTGGGAGCCGCGCCTTTCGGACGAACGTTATTACGTTGGTAGCGATTCGACGCGAGGTACGCACGGGCGGCAGGTCTGGCGACGACTGTAGCCAGGAGTGCAGGATTACCAGTAATCCCAGCGGTGGCACCAGCACCAGCAACAAGACCATCAACCACACTGAATGGGTGGGTTCCAGCGATTTTGTTGGCGTCTTGCAGGACGTTGGGGAAACTGTCGAAGGCTCTTGCAATGGCGAGGAGCTCACCGCTGAGAGGTGCACCACGTTTCCATTGCTGCCAGATCTTTCGAGCCGAGACACTGTTACCTGCTAGGGCATCTTCTACGGTGCGTAGCTTCGCCAACTGTACACGAGCCGCCTTGTAATCGGCAGCCAGTTGCGGCTGGCCGATGGAATCCGCATGGCGCTCCAATTCAGCATCCAGCGCATCGGCAATCTTCTGCTGCACATGAGCAATGGCGGCTTTGTCTGGATCACGGGTCTTAAAGTTAAGTCCCGCGTCCTTTCTGAGCTTGCGAATTCTGGCCACCGCATCAGCGGCATCGAACTTCTGCTGCTTGGCGTAGGCGTTCTTAAGGGCCTCAACCTGGGGCGGGGCATCATCGGCAAAAGACCCACCGCCGGAGCGGTCATCAATTTCAGACACTTCCTTGCGAAATTCGTCTGAAACCTTTCTCGTTCCAGTCTTGGCGATGGAGTCGTAGGCCTTGTTGGCTCGAGCGCGCTCTACGCCAATGGATGCCCGGTTTACCGGCTTGCCCTCAATTCCAACGGCCTTTGCAGCCGCCGCATCCACGGCCTTGGCATTCTCCATAGATAAGGTGCGGGCCAGCGGGGCGCGGCCAGACAACCCCTCAACGACATTGCCAGCCTTGTTTCCAACGGCAGACGGCGGGAGCTTGATCCCAATATCCGTGGCGTTCTTGATCGAAACCTGTTCCGGGGTCGGCTCGGGTTTGGGCGGCGCCGGCGTACCAGGAACAGTCCTTGGAACCGCCATAGACGCAGGCCCGCCCATCGAACGAGCATCGAAAGTCGGCCCCCTTGCTGCCTTCACACCTAACGCGGAAGCAGCCGCAAGCGGAACCGCTCTGGCAACATGCGCAGCATTGGGGAAGCCCGCCTTTTCCAGCGGATCGCCAAGGAACTCGCCAGCTCCCTGAATCACACGCCCGGGAGTTTGAACGATTTTCGATGAAAGGCTGTTCGGATTCTCTGGCTGGTAGGTAAGCGAACTAGCTACGCGTTCACGAACAGCCGCTGGATCTGCATACGCCCCCGGCTCTGCGCCTGAGAATGGGTGCATGACCGCGTTAGCCGTGATGTCGTAGGCGGTTGCCCCTAGACCAGCAATGTCGCCGGCAATGCCGCCCACCATTCCGGTCGCGAAGTTAAGCCCCGCTTCGCCAACGTTCTTGATGGCGTTGCCCCATGTGTTTTCCTGCTGGGGCTGTTCGGGCTGCTGTTGAGCCTGCTGGGGCGCGGGCTGCACAACAGGATCGTTGGCCCACGCGCCCTGCATTTGCTGTTTGGGCGGAGCTACGACAGCATCGTCCTGCCAACCCATGTCAGCGCTTCACTCGCGTAGAGCCGTCAGGCGCGATGTACTGCGTGCCCGAAGGCAATGCGGCGTACTGCTCGTCGGAGCCAACCTGTACGGGCTGCTGCTGTGTCTGCTGCTGAGATCCAGCCACCGCCTTATCAATCGACGGCTCCGCGCGACCCGCAGCAATGCGAGCAGTTTCCACGATGGTCTGGAATCTCTTCTGTTTGGCCTTGATGTTCTCCGCACTATCACCGATCTGCGGGAAGTAGGACTTGCGAAGGTTCGCAAGCTGCTCCTTCGTGTACGCAGCGCCCGTGGCGAGAGTCAAGGCGGCGTCCAGCGCATCTAACTGTGCAGCATCGGCTTGCTGGCGATCAGAGCTGCGGAAAGCGTTGGCCAAGGTCTCGGCGCCCATACCCTCAAGCCCGCGCTCCATGAGTCCTGGGCTGCTAGCACCTGGTGCTGTCTGTTCGATCTCGTTCAACGCCTGCATGGCGAGCTCGAGACGAGTTCCGAGTGCGGCGGCTTTGCGCTCGCCTTCGGTCACGTTTCCGGTATGCGGCGTGACGGGACGATAAGGCGCGCCGGCAGGCTCCCTCTGGTTCGTGCGCGGGTTCCAGGCGAAATCCTGAACAGTTCCATCCCCGACAGGACGAGTGATTAGCTGCTGATTGACCGACGTGTCCGTGTTGGACGCGCGGATTCGGGCGAGTTCTTTCTCACGAGAAAAGCGCTTGTCGTCACTGGCGGTCTGCGCCTGCAATTCAAACTGCTGCTCGGGAGTTCCGCCACCGGGACCAACCCCGATCATTGAGCCGAAATGCGCCATCATTTCAGATGCGCCCATCTCAATCTCCTGCGGGGACTGCTGCACGAACGTACCAGGGCCGTGCTTCTTCTCGTAGTTCTCGATGAACTCAGGCGCAAACTGCTGGATGAATGGAATTCGGCGCTCAGGCGGAAGCGTCTTGATGTTCTGCGCGATCAGGTAGTGTTGCCGCGCTTCGCGTGCCTGTACCTGTGCGGCTTGTTCAGACTTCGCGCGCTCCTCCTGCGAAGCGTCGATCTGCCCAGCCTGACGTGCGTTTTCGGTCTGCACACCGAGATACATGTCCCGAAGTCTGTCCGTCTCGCCCTGACGCTTCATGCCCTTCAAGGCTTCGGCCGTCTGCATGATCTGGCCTAGATCGGCTGTGCGAAACTCTGGCATTACGGCTGCCCCAGGTAGCGGGAGAGCATGCGATTGCTGACCCCGGTCTGAATGGAGTTGTTCACGTTCGCAGCGGTGTTGTTGTAGATAGACGCGCGGGCGTTGCCGGAATTCATCGCGGCGTTGCCAACATTGCTCGCGGTGTTTGCACCAGCGGCGGCAGATTGGCCGATGCCAGTGTTGCCAAGTCCAGCCTGCTGCATCAGTCGGTCAATGAATGCGCTGTTTTCGCGTGATGCAAGACCGGACGAGTAGCGAATACCCTCCTTGACTGCACTGCCAGAAAGAAGCCCGCCACGAGCTGCGGCGGAACGATCAATGCCCTTCTGCCCTTCTTGCAGGTTGAATTGATAGTCAGGGGACTGAATGAACGCCGACATGTCAGGCGCGCCGGTTTCTGTACCGTAGCCGTAGTACCTCGCAAGTCGATCAATCGCAGCATTGCCCAGCGCTCTAACGGGAGCGGTGTCGCCTCGTACCGTATCGAACTGTCGTCGGCTTTCGGCGATGGCTTCTTTTGAGCCAGCCTCCACCGCCTTGCTGGCTTGGTTGCCACCAATGAGCGCAGAACCCGCTGAGATTAACGATGGAATCCAGTCCATCCAACCAGAACTCGCACCAGGCATACCCGCTCCTGCGCCCGCAGCGCCACCAAAATTACTTACAACACCAGCGCCGCCCGTAATGGCGCCGCTGTTCGCTAACCTTCCGGCATTTCCCACACCCACATCAGCAAGACCGCCAGCACCGCCGTTGCTGAAAACGCCGAGATCAGCACCAGTCGATGCAGGGTTGATTGCGTTCAATCCAGAGCTGGCTAGGTTTCCGAGACCATTCGCCGCATACATTCCGGCAATCGTGTGTGCAGCAGCGTGAAGCGGCTTTGCGAATCCCGTGGGCTTGCCGTAGCGCTGGAAATCTTCTGAGGTTGCACCACCTAAGGCGTCAACCAGCGGCTTGTCATCGCGTCCAGTAACCGCGTTGCCGATCTTCGTCCCTAGCGGATCGACGCCAAAGAAAAGGTTGTTCACGCCGAAATTCTTCAGCATGTCCTTGCCTTTCCACAGCTCGAATCCCAGCGTGTTCCCGACTTTCTCGAAAAAGCCGTTGTCCGCTGTTGCCGCCTTGTACTTCTTGTTGTAGGCGTTCTGCTCGTCTGTGGGGCTGTAGCTAGTCGCTACACCATCGGAGCCGGTGTACGCATAGGCAACCTTGCCGTCCTTGCCCTTGGTCTTCTTCGCAGCGAAGGACGTTCCATCAGCAAAGTGGATCTTGCCGTCCTTGTACTTGAAGCCATAGCGAAGCTCTGGCTTAAGCATTCCACCGGCATACGCATCGCCCTTCATTCCAAGAGCGCGGAGCCAGTCAGGCAAATCCTTGTTCGTCGTCTTGTTGCCAGTACGTCCATCGACGGAGAACGACTCTAGAGGCTGCGCTTGCGTCCCATAGGCAGGCGCTGGGGCAGCACCAGCCACTCTCGCATCAGGCGCATATGCCGCCAGCAGCCTGTCAAGCGCCGTAAGCGGCATCAGATCGCCTGCAACGCTAGATAGTTCGCGTGATACTCGGTCACGTCGGCAATCAGCTTCGTTCGGGCTTGATCTAGCAGTTCGGGACGTGAGACGAGGGCTGCAACTGAAATCGTCGCGCGCTTCGTCACTGACGGAACCCCGTCAACATAAGCCTCGTACACGAACCACTTTTGGTCATCGTGAGAGTCGTTGAACATCACGCGGCGGGTTTTGACTTCAAGCATAGTAGTTGTTGTCCACCCAGCCGCCGCCACCACCCGCTCCACCACCAGTGTCTCCACTGACGCGAGAAGCTAGGCCGCCAGTGGTGTATGGGGCGTAAGCAGAGCCATCCACCGCAACGGTGAACGTGTCGTCTCCGGTCACGGTGATGGCGTAGTCGTTGCCGTTCAAGTTGGTCCCGAAGTCGTCAGGTAAGGCTGAGAGCGTCACAGTGTTCCCAGTTGACCAGCCGTGATCCGTGCCGGTCTGAAACGCAATGGGGTTTGTCGATGTCGCATCAATGATTGCAGCGGTATTCGCTGAAATCGCCGTCTCAATCGCGCCGACGAAGTACCGGCCGTTGTTGGCCGTGACGTTCTGTCGGTTGGTTGTTGCCAGATACGTAACTGCCCCGCCTTCGTAGTCGGGGTCGCTCGCGTATACAAAGTAGTTCGTTGATGGCAGCAATCCAACAATCGTGCCCGCGTTGTACGACACGAGGCCGAATCCATACTGCAACGTGTGCGCCGCGATGGAGATCGTGGCGCTGGTTGCATCTGCACTAGCCACAAGCGGATTCACGTCCTGGAGTGATAGGACGTTTCCCGCTGAAACCTGCGGCAGAAACCTTTGATCCTCTGCCTTGCCGTCATCGGTCATTCTTCGTAGAACGGCCTCGATGCTCGTCCCCTCTCGTGTGGCAACTGTCGCCGCCTCGTTGAGAATCACTCGAAGGCCGTCGAAGGTAATCTGTTCGTTCAGATTGCGAACGAACTGTTCCCACTCGCGCTGGTTCTCCGGCATCTTTTTCGGGATGCGAAGGATTCCATTAATTGGCACTGACGCGGCTCTTTGTGGTCGCGAGTATCAACGTGCGGCGCACGGGGTCTGTGATGAAGTACCGATAGATTCGGCTGCGTGATTTGCCTAGCTTGTGCCAGCGGGTTCTGCGGCCGAACTCGCCTATCTTTCCAAGCCTGCGCCACTTCTCGCTTGACCATGTGCGGCCATCGGTATCGGAGAACTGAAGACCAACCATCGGGTCGGAGCCTTGCCCGGTAACAAGTCCAACGCCATTCTCAAATACCAGCTCCACTCGAGAGTGCGTGATGGTCTTGTTTTCGTCGTAAATCGGCGGAGAGGTGCAGGAAAGCCGAAGCGGCTGCCCAAACTCCGTGAAGGTGTCCGGCGAAAGCTCTCCGAGAGCATTGCTCTCCGAATCCCCCACTATCACGCGCTCGCCAAACTGAACCGCGAACTCCCATCGCCACTTTGACAAGCCGTACGATTCGCGCCTGCTCCACAGGTTTGTTGAGAAATCGTATACGAAGGCGAAGTCATTGCATCGCAGGGCATAGAACGAATGCCCCGCTTCCGTCCACGCAAGAGCTACGAAGTCTCTATCAACCGCCTTCTTGATAGCCTGTTCTACAACCGGGGTTGAGATGCAGACCGGGGTGTAGCCGTTGAGCCGGTAGACCTTTCCGTCGTGACCGGGGAAAACTATGCCGTTGTCGGTCTTCGCAACGCCTCTCGGCGCCATGCATCCAACTTCGAAGGACGCGCTTTGGATCTTGGTCAGCGGGAAATCAGCATTGCCCGAATCGTAGAATCCCTCACCGGACTCAGTTCCGAACAGTATTAGTTCGCCGTGATCGACAATCCCCGTCACCAAGTCGTCGGGATACTGTTCCGCACTTGCGAATTCCAAACCATCTATTGAGCCAGGATTGCGATTCGCCGTGATATAGAACTGCCCCGAATCGGGAACAATAATCACGAAATACCCGTCGATGTAGCCTAACCATACCGCTCCGGGCCAGTTAACCAGGATCTCAGCAACTACGGTGCCGTTCCAGTACCAGCCCCTGCGGCTAACAGGTTCGACCACCATGACATTCGTTTCATCGCCTTCGATGAACACGAACCCATCGCCGGGAATTGATCCGAGCAACGAGGCAAATCCCGAACTACTGACACGGTAGAGGTTTGGCCCCGATACCACGTACAGTTTGTTGCGAATGACCTTAGCGCCACGTAGCTTGGTTCCAGCACTACCCCAGTTCTTGACCCCGTAGAAAGCAACAACTGCGGCCTGTGTCTTTGCCTGAGGCGGGGCGACCTCTAAGCAGCAATTCACCATGTCTTGGGCAGATAGCGGCAAGCTGGCATGCTGATATGCCTGAATGCCAAACGGGATCTGCATTACAGATACTCAGACTCAGCCGGTGTCGAAACGTAAGCCACTGCCAGCATTTGCCGAAGCTGGCGCTCAGCGAGTGAGGGTGTAGGTAAACCCACAGATCCCTCAATCGCGAATCGGTTCTGATCCTCGCCGTATTCAGATGCACACACCCACGCGAGCATGTTTACAAGCGGAATTTCCATCTCATCGGGGATCGGATCATCCGGCCCCCACGAGACCAGGCGCATTCCACTTAAAAGCCCGTACAGAGAAACGTACTTGCTTGCGAAGAAAGCCTGATCTTCAGGCTCAACATCTTCGCCAGCGGCGATGATCTCGAGCTTTTCGATGGCCTTGCGGAAAAGTGAGTTCAGAGTCATAGAAAAGGGGGCGTGTTACCGCCCCCGTTCCTTATCGCTGACAGATCAAGCCGAGATACAGCGTGCCGGCCGCACCCGTCGCCGCAGCGGTCGATGACGTAACCGTCACCGCCGTCTTGGCGGTGAGGCGAAGCGGAATGCACGGCACCGTCTGACCCGTGCCGGTCTGAGCGCCGGTGAGGCCCGTAACGATGTCCGTGCTTCCTACGGTCACCTTGTGAACAACCGCAGGCGACACGTTGGTGTCCATGTCGGTCGGTCGATAGTGAACGCCGTAAACGGTCACATCCGGGGGAAGATAGCCGATGTTCTTCACGTCAGCCGTCTCGTTGTCGGTGCTCGCGTAGGTTGCAGTAAACGGAACGATGAACTGCCCGGTGGGCAATGCAACGGGCACTTCTGCAAGCGTGCCAGTGGTTTCTCCAGCCATGAAAATCTCCTCAAGAAAAAAGAAAGGGGCCGGTTAAGGCCCCTTGTGGTTAGGCAAAGGCGTAGTAGCCAGTGACAATGCCGTTCTGCTTCGGCGCCGTGGTGTCAGAGGCCCCCGAACCGAAGTACAGCTTCGCAACCTGGTCGAGCATCTTGATGCCCGCGCCATTCACTTCGCCGTAATCGTCCGTGTCCTCGATCACCTTGGAGCGCAGAGCCACGGCATAGCCGAGAGCCTGAGCGCCGACGAGATAGGCCGGAGCCACGCTCGTGGTGCCGCCAGCACCCGGGGTGCCTGAGAGCGCGCTGATTTCCGGCACTTCCTTGATGATCATGCCGTCGTAAATCAGGTCTCCACCCGTAAACAGCGGGTTGTTTTCACCCTGCGCACGCACCCACGCCTCACGATTCAGCGTCGCCAGCGCGGTCTGCGCCTGACGGAACAGCTTCGTGGGCGCGAACACCACATACCATTCCTCATCGTCTCGGACCTTGATGGGGCGAATGATGGGATTGGCGGCCTTGGCGTGATCCTTGAGGATTCGCAGGTTCGCTTCGTTGAGCAACGAGTCGGTCGTGTCACAGGTCGTGATGCCCGCCGAGTGATCCGTGCCCGCGTACTCGTCACCACCGAAGACCACGCGGTCCAGGTTGTTGGCGAGCCACACGTCCTTGATCGTGGTTTCGTCAGCATCGGCATACGCATAGTGCGTGGTGCCGTCGATGCTCATCGAACCCAGCGCCGTGATGATGCGATCACGGAAGTAGACCTTGGCGTTGTCCTTCAACACATCGTCGCGCGCTTCCACGAGATCAATGGCGGAGAACTGCTTGTCGGTCTCCCAGATCGAGACGGCGAAACGAGACAGCGCGATGGTCAACTCGTTGGAACGAGTGTTCATCTGCGTCTCGAAACCCTTCAGGGTCTGATATCCCGTGCGAATGCCGCCACTGGCAACCGTCGCTGCGAGCTTGTTGACGAGATAGATTTTGACCTTCTCGCCACGACCTTTCTGGAGGTCTTCGACAAGCTGAATCGGCGAGCCGCTGTCGGAGCCGATGAACTTGGCGAACTTGTTGGTACGGATGAACTCCGTGTAGAACTTGTTCTGATACCTGACTACGCGTGCGTTAGTCGGGACTGCGGTAAGAGACATGAAAAACTCCTTAGTGACCAAACCGCAGGCATAAAAAAACCCGCACTAGGCGGGTCCTTCGAGCACTTGCGGCGTTAGTTAGCTGGTTTTGAATCGAACGATTTTGGAAATATCCATGCTGTCGCCTTCCCTTTCGGGAACTGCTCCGGCTGGAAGCCTGTTCAGAGATTCGGGGACTGCGTCT